TCAAACAACCAACTGAACCCATTCCTGACCACGAGTATCGTTATAGCGATCGGTGGTTGCCTGGACTTTATGTCCAAGTAATGTTTTTGTATCGATACCCTGCGCGCGGTACAGTCGTTCTGACAGGGAGCGTTGTTCATGAAATGTTGGCGGAGTCTTTCCTGCTGGTGGAATTATTCCAGCCAGATCCCGCGCTTTGGCAAAGTAATCACTTACATTGTCTTTACTCATCGGTTTTGGCTGCTTCTGGTGTCGGCTATGAACCAGGTATGGGCTTAATATTTTGTCTCTACATCCATCAATAACTTCTTTTAATGATATTCCAATGGCATCGCAGCGTAACGTCAGTGGTAACGCCAGACGCATTTCGGTTTTTCTCTGGATGATATGCAGGTGATTGTTCCATACATCTGAGAAACGCATGTGGCATATGTCATCACGGCGCTGACCCGTAACAATCGCGAGAAGCATCGCATTACGAATAAAATGTTTTTCTGGTGTGGCGTTATAAATTTTTTGCCAGTTTTCCAGAGTGAGCCTTGCTCTTGATACCTTAGGGATCGGTTTGCGAGTGGCCTCAGGAGGGTTCCACCCAGGAGGAACCTCACCTGCATGTTGTGCTTCTTTGTAAATATCAACCCATAACCCGCGATTTACTCTCGCCGTACTGACCATGTCTTTACCCAACCACTCGTCCAGTATTAATGCGAAGTCTCTTACTTCCAGGTCCTTCAACGGGTGGTTTCCCAGACGGGAAACCAGATATGCAGCCATCCGCGCTTTTTCTTTGTGGGTTGTGGCTGAAATGTCTCCATTTTTCAGCCGTGTGTCCTGTATTTTGAGATATCGATCAACCCATGCCTTTAATCTGATACCCCGACGTTTTGTTGCTGACGGGCTTTCATCAATTTTGCGCATGAAATATTCAGCTTCTGCTGTGGCTATTCGTTGATTGGCTGTGGTGGCAATTTTTTCTGCCTTGCTCTTATCAGTTCCGAGTCCATGAAATTTTCCCGTTACAGGATTTTTATATTGGTAATAAGTTTTATCTGTTCTGCGATCGAATCGTGCGTAAAGACCTGGAACAGATATGCTATTTTTTCGTGGCCTCGGTGACATGGATTAATATCTCCTTCAGGGCGTCATCATCGTCATCATGAATTTCTGGCGCGACTCCAGTTTCACCAGCGCCAACAAAAATAGCATTGCGATCCACCAACCAACGACCACGAATCTTTTGCGGTCGGGGGACTATGTATCCAAGCTTTCCATATTTCACCAGGGTGGTGTTCGTAATCGGAAGACTGAATCGCTTAGGTTTCCACTCGTCGAGCGTTATCATGAATTGTTCGCTCATGGCTATCACTCCGGGACGCGCCAGTT